GAAAGCAAACCAAATTGTTTTTTTGGTCGCTCCGCTGTGGAACTACGTTGCTACGCTTATGCGTCTTGGAAGTAAGAACGGCGAAAATATTCAAAGTTACAGATGAAACCAGTGTCACCGTTTCTTCCGTATATTAAAATGTATGGGACTATGCGAAATGAATTGTTACTGGCATTATTACCATCATATTTTAATTTTTTATTGATTGGAATTGTTACGCTAAGAAGTTTGCGGGCGCCATCATTTCCGCCTCCTGCGGTTTGACTATTATTATACAAATATCCTTTCCTGTCATATAAGACCGACATTAATGCTTCTTGCTCACGGTCTATTGGATTCATTAATCGGTTGGGAGATTGAGGATGATTTGTTATATCTGTAGGCATTGATGCTCCAGGTTTTAGTTTGAGAATTACCATTCTATATTGAACTGTTGAAAAACTTGGAGATGACGATAAGCAGAGCTGAATATGAACGGATTTAGCATAAACACTATCACCTATCCTGTTAGTAGGACCAATAACTTCGCTGTCTGCTGTGCCTTGAAATAAGTAGAAGGGGTCGTCTTCTAACCTATACCATGTGTTATGATAAATTGATGTGAGATTACCTACTGGCGTCATATAGTAATCATTTACTTTAGTTTCAATCACCTTATTCATCTGTGACTTAACAATTCGTTTGACTGCTACTGCAGTAGAGCGTGCGAGACGCGGTTTGCGTGCTACTGCACGTTTTTTGTAAGGGCGTTTGCCCGTTTTGCGTTTTCTAAAAACCATCTCTTTAAGTTATAATATTCCTAAATATTATAATTTTATAATTTAAACGCACCATTGGTATATTTGTAAATTCTTTGTATCGTCTACTGTCCATACTATCCATCTATCTCTTGAGAGCAATTCAAGGTCTGGTTCTATGTTTGTAAATACCCATAGTTGTGGACTATCTATCCACCAATCTCTGTAGCTGTGCCTGACATCGTATAATTTACCTTTTTTAATTTGCTCTATTGCTGTGTATATACCATGTAATCTTGATTTATCCATTGCACGTGGCATGTCTATAAATACGGGAGAGGGGTTTCTTAAATTTTTTGATATACATATATCGCATAATGATTGAACTAATTTTTCTGCATCATTTACGGGCGGTAAATCTAATCCGTTGCCGTATAGTTCGCATAGTGCTGCAATTGTTGATTTACCCTGATTACCTCTCTTGTCGTATACTAAATTTATGTTTCTTGAATCAAACGACATTGCGCAGTCATATATTTGTTGTTGGTAAGGATATAACCTGTTCATTAATCCTCTAAATTGTCTTGGAATGTATTTCTCTACATGAGTCCTATTGTCGTAAGGACCTTCCACTCGGGTCTCCTCTTTTTGCACATAAAAAAAGTTTCCTGTAACTACCGTCTCTTTACTTGTTGGTTTCAAATAATTTGGTAAAGGCGTGTCGGTCCACATCTTCTTAAGCTCTGCGAGCCGATGTTTATTTTTGAGTGAAATTCTACCTTGCCAATGCATGTAACCCTTCTCAGCTCCTTTCTCAAGCTGGAAGCACCATTTCTTGCCTAATTTATTACATTGTTCTACGAGTTCGTCTTTTGTTGCGTATTCATGATTCATACGAAAGTCGAATACTGCGCATGCATGTTCGTCTGTCATTGTTATAGTATCTTATAAGATAAAAATTTAAGAATTCAAACGCGGAATTTTTAGGCGCTCCGCTGGAAAAACACTAAAAATTCCTTAATATATATAAATTGATATAATTGGCACAATTGGCACAAATCAATAATTCAATTTCATTTGATAATTTTTTTATTTTGTGACAAATGATGACGAACACAAGGTTCGTCATAATTTCAAAATGAAATAAAATTGAGAAAGCAAACCAAATTGTTTTTTTGGTCGCTCCGCTGTGGAACTACGTTGCTACGCTTATGCGTCTTGGAAGTAAGAACGGCGAAAATATTCAAAGTTACAGATGAAACCAGTGTCACCGTTTCTTC